TATTTCATCCTAAAGCTACTATATGACATTCATCACAGAGAACAACATTGCCAATCTTTATTCGGCTTTGATAGAGTTCCCTGTATTTGACGAGTATAAGCTACCCCCATCTTCTAAAGTAGATTTTGTAATAGTGCATGACCCAGAAATGTATGGTCAGTATGAGCCTCCAGAACAAGGTGAGCCTCATGTCATTACAATTAGCACAGCAAAGTGTGGGCATCTTGATACTGTTATGAAAACACTATGTCATGAAATTATACATATGTGTATTTATTTAGAAGAACCTAAAACAGATAAATATACAAGCCATAAAGGCTTATTCTTAAAGCTACAAAAGCGTGTAGCCAATCATCTTGGCTTTGACCCAAAGGAACTATAAATGGCAAGTATATGGGATATTTTATCAGGCAACTTTCCTGCCGCACAAAGATACCAAGAAGGTTACGCCCAGATGCCTTCTTATTTACAAGACCCATATTTAGGTTTATCTACAGGTAAAATTGGTGATGTTGAAAAAATGTTATCTAAATTTGTTCCTAATGTAAAAGCTGGTGAAGAATTTTTAGTTCAACATAATCTTTCTCCAGAAAAACTTATTGCAGCAGATAAATTAGGTGGTATGCCAGTTCCTTCTTTAGCTATAAATAAAATAGAAAATCCTATATCTGGTTTTGGAGATATATCACTTATTGGCTCTAAAGAAATGGCAATACCTTCTGCTAAAAATCCAGTATATAAATCTGATGCTTATACAAAACGTGCACCTACTATTGATTATAATATTGATTATAAAAGCCAAGAAAATTTAAAAAGTTTACTTGGTGATGTAATAGATAAAGTGCCTAACGGTGAGTCTAAATTTAATAATCTTATTAATGATTATAAATATAGGGCAGATAATCGTTTATTAAAAGCTAAATTTTTACAAGAACAAAATGCACTTCCAGATAGGTCATTATTTGCAGATGAATACAAATACAACACAACAATAGATGAATTAAGTAAACAAAACAAAGACCAATATAATTCTTGGTTAAATAATTTAGAATCTAACTTACCAGATTTAGGTGTAAATGTAAAAGAAAGATTATTCAAAGGATATACTTCGTCTGGCAATAGAAAATATGCACCAGTTACATTAGAAAATATTGTTAAAGAAATGAAGGGTGGAGCTAGTTCAGAAGGATGGAATTATGGTGTTGGAAATATTAGAGCTTTAGTTACTCCTAAATTTAAAAGTCTTAACGAAATTACATCTAATAGAGATAGGATTATATCTAATCAAGATTTTGCACCAATTAAAGATAAATTTGATGCAGGATATAATAATTTAGTATCAAGATTAAAAGAAATTAATCCTAAATATGATGCTAATGATGCAATGTTAGATATAGCTGAAAACAAAAACTTTAGTGTTTTAAAAGACCAATATACCAATGTTCCAGACTCTTTAAAAGCAGATATTGGAACTTATTACGATAGTCTTAAAAAAATGCCTACAGAGTACTTTGAAATTAAACCTCAAAGAGCTGTAAATATTGGTGAGTTTAAAGGTGCTATTGTTCCTCATGATATACCACAACAAGCACATGACATATTAACTAATGCTGGTATACAAGATATTTTTAAATATACTACAGAAGCAGAAAAGAAAAAGTTGTTTGAAAAGTTTGGAAATCAAATGTTTCAAGTTGGTGCTCCTTTATATGGTGCAGACCAATTATATAATAACGGATTATTAGGAGATAAAAAATAATGTTTGGTTCAATCATATCTTTAATCTTACCAGCCCTAGTCCCAGCATTTGCTGATGGTGCTAGAGGTATTATTGCCAAGTTCACAGGTGGTGCAGGTGGACAACCACAGAACATGACAGAACGTATAGAGCTTATGAAAGCAGAAGCAGAAAAACTACAGGCTTTAGCTGCATTAGATAACCCTACTGGAGAACCTTCTAAATGGATTATAGACCTTCGTGCTTCATTCAGATATATTATTATTAGTGCCATCATGGTATTTACTGCTATCGTAGTATTTAACCCAGATGTTGTTGGTGCGTCTGTAGTAGCAGTATTCCTTGACATGACTGGAGCTTGTATGTCTTTTGTTATTGGCGAAAGAATGTACCTGACACTTAAAAAATGATTGTATTAAACATATTAAACTTTATCGGTTTATCTATACTTAAATTACTCGTAGTAGGCTTATTATTTTTAGCTATGGGTATGTCCCTTGTATTCCTAGCTGTTATGGAATATCTCACAAAAGCATTAAATTATCTAAACGACATTTATGAAAATCAAAGTTAAACGTTACGAATTTAAAGACACATACACAGTAGGTCGTATGTATATCAATGATGTTTATTTCTGCTATACCCTTGAAGATAAGGTTAGAGAAGGAGCAAAAGTAGATGGACAAACAGCTATTCCTAATGGCACTTACTCTGTCATTATTGATGTTTCTACTCGTTTTGGTAAGCAACTTCCCCATATATTAGATGTTCCTAATTTCACAGGTGTAAGAATACACTCTGGCAACACATCTAAAGACACAGAAGGATGTATCTTGCTAGGTCACACATACGCAGGTAAAGACTTCGTAGGTAACTCTAAATTAGCGTTTGATGTATTCTTTAACAAACTTAAAGAAGATAAAACATCAACTATTGAAATATGCTAGAATATTTAATCTGTGATGTGCTTTGTGCATTAGACCATTTAAAATATGTTATCTGTATCTTATTGATTTTTCTAGTGTATAATAAAGTATCTCAACGATAGGAGAGTTATTTGAAGATACTACTTATAGATATAGAAGTTGCACCAAATACAGCTCATGTCTGGGGAATCTTTGACCAAAACATCTCCATCAATCAATTACTAGAATCATCTTATACTCTTTGCTATGCAGCCAAGTGGTATGGTGAATCTAAAATCATGTTTGACTCTATTCAAAAATCTGGTAAACAAAAGATGCTAGACTCTGTGCATAAACTTCTTGATGAAGCTGATGCCATAGTCCACTATAATGGCTCTAGGTTTGACATCCCTATACTACATAAAGAGTTTTTACTCTCTGGTATGCCTCCTCCAGCACCCTCTAAACAGATAGATTTACTTCAAGTAGCTCGTAGACAGTTTAGGTTTGTATCTAACAAGCTAGACTATGTATCACAGGCTTTAGGTCTTGGTGCTAAAACAGAACATGAAGGTCATGCACTATGGTTAAAATGTATGAATGATGACCGTAAAGCATGGAAAACAATGGAAGAGTACAATAAGAATGATGTTATATTACTTGAAAAAGTCTATGACAAATTTAAAGGATGGATTAAACAACATCCAAATCATAATGCGTATTCTACAAATTTATGTTGTCCTAATTGTGCATCACGCAAATTAAATTCAAGAGGCACACAAAGAAGTAGAACTGCTATTTACCAAAGATTCCAATGTCAAGATTGTGGGTCATGGGCAAGGTCTGTTAAATCAGAGAAGATTTCCAAAGACTCTGTAGTAACTATTTAAGGATTATATGTCACTAACACCTCAACAAATAGTTAATCACATGGTCGGTAAAACAATCTTATCGTGTGAGTTAGATTATGAAGATAACCTTATCATCCTAGAAATAGATGATGGAAGCTATATAGAGATAGCTGGTGAAGACTTATCTATCTATGCAGAGATACCTCAATTAGACGATTGATACCAAGCATCAATAAAGTCTTTTAATCCCTCTATGCCATTACCAAGTATTACAAGTTTGTCTTGGGTAACCTTATAAAAGTTATCTACTTCAGTTCCTGTATTGTCACTATATCCATTTATAACCACTACAGTAAACTTATCTTGGTCTGCTAATGCTTTTAAAAGTATCTTTTGACCTAAAGATATTTCCTCATTTGTGCGTTTCCACTCACCTACAAGAAAATTTCCATGTCTTTCAAAAACCATGTCAATATTAGATGGCATGGCTTTTGGATTGTCTAATATTACACCTCTTAAAAAACCAAAGTCCGTATGACTAGCATACGAATTACGCATTGCATTAGACACAAATAATCATATCCTTGCCTGTTGTGCACACCGTTACAGTACCATCTGGTGCAAAGATAGTGGTTGTATCAGCTAATGCTTTTTCTGTTCCCCATATAGCTAATGCAGCCATTACAACAATAAATAGCCAGTAGATTTTATTCATCATCAATTCTCCCTAACATAGCTTCTAGTTCTGGTGGATTAGCAACTACTTCTTCTTTAGTAGCTTCTAATAATTTGTTCTTATACCAATCAGACTTTTCCAAGTCTTGCTCTGGATGGTCTTTAAACGGATAGCGTAAGTCATATTTTAACTTACATCCTTTAAGATAACCAATGTATTCTTCTTTAGTTAAACGACTTTTAATAACATCAATTGCTTCAATCCCACCTACCAAGTAATGTGGAGGTCTATTTACCATATCTACCATATCTATCCCCTTATAAAGACTAAATCAATAAATTGATACAATCCCCAAAAGAACCATATCATTGCGAATACTACCATAAAATATACAATATAGTCAATTATCTTTAATATCCTATCCATTTACCATACTCCCTTCCTACAGTTACAGATACATAGTTTCTATTCTTAAAGCGTTTATCTAGTGTGTTATTGTAAGTCCATTTAGGTAAAGTAAAATACCCTTGACTCTCTAAATACTTTAATCTCACTCTATTAGTAACACAGTCTTGCACAATATTCTTAATACTGCAATTTGGATGTTCTTGGATATACTTAATAATAAAGTTTGCTTGTCTTTGGTCATCTAATTTTGTGTACATTATACTAACCTCCCACTATATTGATAAGTCCCTGTATGGACTAACTGTGCCCATGCTGCACCCCATACTTTAATGCCATTGTCCCTAGCTAGTTTACAGAAATGATAATCTTCTGACAATAGTTTCTTATCTTCATCAATGCTAGTGGCAAAATATTCTACTATTTCATCACCTAAATCAGAATTGTTAGTAGTATCATTCATGTTATGGATATATTTAGGACACTTATCCTTTAACTTATTAAAGACATTACGCTTAATTACCATAAATCCTGTACCACCATGTTTAATCTCAAAAGGCTTATCTAATGGAACAAGTTGTTCTTTTAAATCACCTACCATGTTGACTACATATTCACCTGTAAAATATTTTAATTGATTTTCTGGCACATTCTTTTTAATAGCAAATGCTAGTGAGCCAAAGTTAATTTCTTTTTTAGGGTAAAGACCACAAATAATATCTACATCTGAATCAATCATCTTGAATAAATGCTCTGGATTAAAGTGAATATCAGCATCAATAAATATCATGTGAGTGCAATCAGATTTTAAGAAGTCATTAACTAATGTATTACGACCACGAGTAATAAGACTTTCGTTGTATAGGAATGAAAAGTAAGCATCTATGTCTTTGGCAATAAGATGTGCCTGTAGGCTTAATATAGATTCCATATAAGTTCCATAACAAAGACCACCATACATAGGTGTTGCTATAAATAAATTAGTTTTAGAGTCCATTATTAGCTTCCGTTAATCTTTTAGAATTGTATTTTTTTACATTAGTTACTTTAGTAATATTTTTAGTATCTGCTATCAATGGTGTTACTGTAACATTGTGCATACTAGATTTTATTTGATTAAACCATGAAAGTTCAAAAGGTTCAAATCTTGATATTGTTGATGATATAAGCTCTCCTTTGCTATTAAATTCTTCTATAAGATAAGCTAAATGTTCAGTTTTCATCAGTAAAAATACATCCTTCCTATTTTAACCATTTTCTTTTTGCCAAACCATTTATCTTTTCCTTTAATTGAATCATCATGGAAATAAAGAGCATCTGCAACTGGGTTAGCATATTTTCCACGCATAGCATCAAGAACAAGTAATTTAGTTTTAAGGTATGCCACTTCATTAACAGGTTCATGCGTTTCATCTTGCACAGCAAACTGCCCAGAAGCATAAACAACAGAACATACATTATAACCCCAGCGACCATCACGAACTCTGTTGCGTATAACATTATAAACTCCCAATTTTTCTTGTAATGAGCCTGTATTAATTTCGTGGTACAAAGCCTGTGCGTAGCACGAAACATCTAATTCCATATTTATCATATCCATATATTACACAGTCCTTTCTAATGGTTTTACAGTCGTAGTAAAACATACATAAGCGTATAATGTTACTATAAATTCAAAGAAAGGAGAATAGACCATGTGGACTAAACCTACTGCTACAGAAATGCGTTTTGGCTTTGAAGTAACCATGTATGTAATGAATAAATAGTTATAACTGATTGGGGATGCTCCTAGAAAGGAACATCTCCGTCATCTTCATTTACAGGCTTACTAGCACCAGCAAAGTTGTTATCTTTTAACTGCACAGAACCGCTAATAAACTTACCTTTAGCACTTTCACGAATCCAACCACTAATTCTAAATTCAATACCATCTACATTAGCAGTGCCTGTGTAGTCTGGTCGTTTAGGATTATCACCCTTATCATTCTTAAATAATGCAAAAGTATTAGTATTATCATATTCAGCCATTTTATTGCTCCTTTAGTTTAATAATCGTTTGGTCTACTTCATCTAAAAATTTGATTACTTCTGTTTCTAGTTCCTTAATATACTCTTCATCTCTATCAACCCTAGACACGAACAATTGCAAGTCTACAGGAAAATTAGGATTATAGCTAACGAAATCTGTCCATTTAGCATTAGTACAAGCCATTTGCCATTGTATCTGTGGAATGTATTTACTAGGCACAGACTTACTCATAAGCGTATTAGTGTGAGTAGTTTCTATAGGACACTTAATTTCAATGAGCCCAGAATACTTACCTTTTTCTTCTGACTCAACTGCACCATCTGGACTAGCACCACTATTTGCAATAATAGGATGGTCAAAGAATCCTACTTCTACTACAGATACCCCCCTAGATTGCACATAAAGCTCCCTAGCAGCACTTTCTCGTTCAATACCATCTAACATAGCCTGATTAACAAAACTATCGCCTTTCTTGCCTGTAAGACGTTCTGATACAAGTTGGATAAGGTAGTTATAACGACTTGTAGATACACCTGATTTAATCTTGGCTATCACATCCGATATTCTGGATGCAGTAGCCTTGCCTAATCGTTGCTGAAACCACTCGTCTGTGCGTTGTTCTATCATAGGAAATCTTCTTTAGATACTAATTTAACAGAATTATTTTGTTGATGAATGGCATTTACTACTTCATTAGCTGAAGCAAACTCTGTGCCACCTAATCCTAAAGCTGCAAGACATCTACCAATGGCACTTGTTTCACAGTTTTCTACATAAGATGTTCCATTGATTTGTGATGCTTTACGGAACTCCTGTGCATGACCAGTTGCAAACGTTTGCACTTGACCACCTTCTAAATGAATACCTGCATAAGCCTTAACAATACATTGTTCATCATCAATCTTAACTATTTCAGTAGTAAGAAAGTAATCAGGAAACTGTTCCCTAAACTCCTGAACTCTTAATGCTACTGTTTTATAATCTTTGCCTTTAATATTTACTATACCTTGTTTACTCATCTTTCTCTCCTGTTGTTTTAATTCGTGTTGATGTTGTTGCATCATTACTTGGTCGTAGTGTTGTTGCTGTGACATTTGCTCTCTCCCATTTGTCATTATCTAATTTTAATTCTTCGTTTAATTCTTTTAAAATCTTTGCTATGTGTTCTAAACCATTCGCCATATTATATACCCCCAAAATATAAAAAGAAAGAGCCATAAGTATTTAGTCATCATGTTTCTCCTGTTGGTCTAGTTTATGATACGCTTCTTGTTCTTGTTGCTCAAGTCTTTCCATATCATCTAAATATGCGTCTGGGTCTAAATGTCGTTCCATTATATTACACCTGCTAACTTGCCCATTACATAAAGGCATAATGCTACATAAGCCCAAAACGCTACTGCTGTTACAATAATAGTCTTAATACTCATCTTTTCTCTCCTAAAAGTTAAATACTACAATGCCTATCTTAATGATATAAAATACCATGTCAAGCATTTTTATATAATAATTATATAAAAAATATGTTTGCATTTGATAATATATTATGGTAATTTGTACTAGTAACAGAATTATATGAAGAATGTCTATTTTAAGGAAAGAATATGAGAATTAAGAATTGGGATAAATTTCAGCATTTTAAACATAAATCAGATATGAAATGGTTTAAATGTTATGGTCGTGATTTATTAAATGACCCTGATTTTATGAAAATGGATGATGTAAAACAAGCCACTTTATTTAAACTTTGGTGTCTAGCTTCTGAAGGCAATGGCGTAATAGGAATGATTCCTGATATCGCTTTTAGATTAAGAAAACCTATTGCTTTTGTAGAGAAAATCCTAAAGGAATTAGATACTTGGATAATTACAGATGAAAAATTATATAACGATTATATAACAGATAAGAGTAAGATAAGATTAGATATAGATAAGATTATAAAGACCACAGTGCGTTTTTCAGAGTTCTGGGATTTATACCCAAATGTCCGTAAAAATAATAAAAAGGGTTGTTTAGAAAAATGGGAAGCTAAAGACCTTGACTTGATAGCTGATAAAGTTATAGGATATGTCAAGATGATGAAAGAAACTAAACAATGGAAAGAAGGATTTGTTCCAGCACCTATGACATTATTAAATCAAGAGAGATGGGATGATGGGAATATAACTCATATCCGTAAAGTTTGGGAAGGTGGCATCTAATGAATTTAGGAGATGTCATTGATAAGCTAACTGTAAGTCAATCAACTGTGCAAGAATTTTATAATGAGGGGTATAGTCATGCGGAGTTTAAAGTTAAAAGTACGGATATATTTGCTGATGACTTGGTCAAGTATTTTGGTGAAGAAATTCATAGTGGTAAATCTCTTGGCTGGATTAAAACGGAAGATAAGTTTCGTGTTAGGCAAGCCGAACTAACAGTTCTTACAGGAGTATCTGGTCATGGTAAGTCTATGTGGCTATCACAAGTTGTATTAGCAATGATGACACAAGGAACTAAATGTTTAATAGCGTCTTTAGAAATGCGACCAGTATTAACTTTATCTCGTATGCTTATACAAACTTTAGGTTCACCAGAGCCTACAGATTCATACATCACTAAATGGGCTACTCACGCTAAAGACAAATTGTTTTTGTATGACCAGTTAGGTACTACAACTTCAGATGATATGTTTGCAACTCTTTACTATGGAAAGCACGTTCTTGGCTGTGAAGTATTTGTGATTGATAGTCTTATGAAGATGTCAGACATAAGTGAAGAGTCTTTAGAGAAACAGAAATTGTTTTTAGATAGACTTGCAGTAACTTGTCGTGATTTGTCAATCCATGTTTTTTTAGTCTGTCACACCAGAAAAATGAAATCAGAAGATGAGATACCAGACGCTACAAATATCATGGGAAGTTCACACATAAGAAACTTGACAGATAATGTTATTTGTGTATGGAGAAATCGTGCTAAAGAAAAACTTGTAGAAGAAGGTAAGACTTCTGACGAAGAGCTAAAGATAATTCCAGATGCAAAGGTGTTTGTACAAAAGCAGCGTAATAGTCAGTGGGAGGGTAGTTTTAATTTTTGGTACGACCAAAAAGGATTAAAATACAAGGAGAGTCCAAATGCAAGGTAAAGATACAATAAATGATTTTTTAAAAGCTATACAAAAACATTTTGGTGAAGTAGAATATAAAATAACAACAATAGATGGTGTAACATTTAGAAAAACGAAGGGATGGAGAGATGCTAAAGTGGTCGCTAACGAAGGACAATTTGCCAATGCTAGTGGAGAAATTAAAAGCACTTGACTTTACTCATAGATGGAGAGTAACAGTTACAGACGCTAAACTTAATCGCAGCGTAGAACAAAATGAAAGATTATGGGAGTTATACACAAGTTTAGGAAACCATTTAGGCATTGAAAAAGATAAGATACATGAACTCATGGGGTATAAGTTTTTAAGATACCAAACAGAAATTGCTGGTAACGCAATAGAACTTATTAAATCAACAACAAAATTAACCACAAGTGAGATGGCAGAATATCAGCAACAAATAGAGGTATTTGGTCAAACAGTTGGTTGGGGATGGGATTATTAGTGATAGCAGTATTATTTGCAAGGGATGATAGTCGTTATAAAGAACTTGAAGGATATGATGTATATGATATTCATAGAGATGCTAGAAACTATTGTAAAAACTATCCTGTTGTAGCACATCCACCATGTAGGGCTTGGGGTATGTTATCTCACATGGCAAATCCTAGAGAAGGTGAAAAACAATTAGCTTATTTAGCATTAGCTCAAGTAAGACTCAATGGAGGTATATTAGAACATCCTGCTGGAAGTCGTTTATGGAAAGAAGCACCTCTACCTTTGGCTGGGGGGGGGAAGATGAATTTGGCGGATTTACCATTGAAATTGACCAGTTTGATTTTGGTCATGTTGCACACAAAAATACTAAACTTTATATTTGTGGAATAACTAAAGATAAACTGCCACCAATGCCACCTAAAAATTTATCATCTACTGATAGGTCAATATGTGGTAATGTAAAAGGAACAAAACGCTGTACTCAATATCAACGAGAATATACACCAGACGAATTAATTAACTGGATGACAAAGGTATGTAATGAATTACAGAAATCCAAAACTACTTAAATTAGCAGATGGTGCACCATGTATGATGTGTTCTATGCAAGACGGAACTGTGGTATCTGCTCATTCTAACCAATTGCGTGATGGTAAAGGAACATGTATTAAGGGACATGATTACCGAATAGCTTTTTTATGCCATCAATGCCACCACATGATAGATAATGACAAATCATTAGATAAACATGATAGAATAGCAGCATGGGAAGAAGCACACCGTAAAACTATAGGTTGGTTATTTACTAACAATCATTTAGGAGTAAAATAAATGGGTAAAGGTTCTGGAAGAAGACCATTATTAATTTCTGAACAAGAAGCACAAGATAATTGGGATAAAATATTTAAAAAGAAAAAGAATAGTGATGATGTATCACCACACGCTTATGAATACGAACTTAATAAGTCTACTGGTGAAGTGCAAAAAAGATTTACAGACGGAATATCTAAACCTAACGAAAGTCAATTTAATGGCAATTAGCCCAACGCAGTTAAGTCTTAAAAAATTACGAGAAGAAGGTTACACCGTAGCAGTAGTAGAACACTGGAACGCATTTGCTAGAATAAGACAAGACCTATTTGGTTTCATTGACCTATTAGCTCTTAAAGGTAAAGAAGTTCTTGCTGTACAAACAACAACTACTACTAACATGAATGCTAGGATTAAAAAAATAGCAGACCATGAAAATATAGGTGTAGTTCGTGATGCAGGGTGGACTGTGCATGTTCATGGCTGGAGTCAAAACGATAAGAAAAGATGGCAATGTAAAGTCAAAGATGTATCCTAGTAGAGAGCAAATAAACAATGAACGCAAACAATTTCTAAAGCAACAAATAATGGAATTGATTGGTGATGATATGAAAACTTCAGTGCAATTAGCTAAACTGATTGGAGTTGAAAGGTATCATCTTAAATACGCACTTATGGATTTAGAGGCAGAAGGATTATTGCACCATGAGCCTAGAGGAAGTAAGTTATATTTATACTACAAACCTAAACGACATCCATTAGATGAAATATTTAATCACAATTTAAACATCCCACAAGAGTTAATCAAAGAAAGCCATGTATATACCGAAAAAGATACTAAACATAATCTGCGACACAATGTAACATTAGATTCATTTGGTAGTAGTGGCATAGATAGCGAAGGGTTAGGAATAGGAACATGACACAAGAAGATATTATTGCTATATACAAAAAAGTATTTCCAACAGGATATGAACCAATTAGCGTAGAACGCATGATAATGTTTGCAAGACTAATAGAAGAAAAGGTTAAGCATGATTAGTATGGAACGCTTACTATCAATTCTAGATGATTGGAAACTATACATGAAGTCATCTAACCACAGGCTTGGTTACCCTAGCAAGTCATTAGGAATGTCATCTGGAGGCGAGTCTACTACTGACGAATTTGAACACATGGTCAGTGCTATGGATAAACAAAATGTAAGAACCATAGACGCAATCATACATAGCCTTGATAAAGGACAGCAAGAAGCCATATACGCTAAATACTTGGGAGCTAAACCTCCACTTGCTTTTTATTGGCAATTAGACATGGCATACGACAATTTACTTACGATTAGCTCACGCAGGATAAACGCATAATCACTAGACCTAATATAGTGACTTGTGGTATAATACCAGCTATGTGGGCAAAGCCTACCCCAAAGAAACGTAATCCCTCCAAAACCCTGCTTATAACTCTCTCCATAAGTGGGGTTTTACTTTTATATGACAATATCTGTAGCAATATGCACTACCTGTGGCGAAGCATTTGACCGCACAGAGTATTCCCTTTGCAACGATTGCAGATATGACAAGACTTATATCAAGCTAGACAAAGAACCTATACAGGATAAAGAGCATGGAACAATCATTCAAAACAGAAGTGAGTAAAGATAAAGTAGCAAGCATATTTGCACTTATGTTACTTCACGAAGTTACTAATGCTCATTTATTGCACTGGGCAAGTAACTCTTTTTCAGAGCACGTTACATTAGGTGAGTTTTACGATAGCCTAACAGAAAAAACAGATATGTATGTAGAAGCATACATGGGTAAATACGGACAACTTAAGATTGAAGGTTACCCAGAAGTATATTCATTACCTAAAACAGATTCTGTAGCCCAATTAGAAGAACTATCGCATAATGTTGAAGAGTTAAGAGCAAAATTACCACAAGATACAGAACTACAAAACTTGGTAGACGAAATAGCAGACCTAATTGATTCAACTCTTTATAAACTACGTTATTTAAAATAAGGAAATAAAATGGCAATGTCAAAACCAAAAGCAAAACCAGCTAAAATGGCTAAAGTAGGTAAAGTAATGAAAGAATTTGGTGCAGGTAAATTGCACTCTGGCTCTAAAAAAGGTCCAGTAGTTAAATCACAAAAACAAGCTGTAGCTATTGCATTATCAGAAGCTGGTATGAGCAAAAAGAAAAAAGGCATGAAAAGTGGCTACTAAACAAGGTCTTTATGCCAATATTGCTGCAAAGAAAGCTAGAATCAAAGCTGGTTCTGGTGAGAAGATGCGTAAGGTAGGCACTAAAGGTGCTCCTACTGCTATGGCATTTAAACAATCAGCAAAGACAGCCAAAAAGAAATGAGTGCTGCTTGGCAAAAGAAAGCAGGCAAGAACCCTAAAGGTGGACTTAATGCCAAAGGTCGTGCATCTTACAATAAAGAAACAGGTGGTCATTTAAAAGCACCTGTAAAGTCTGGTGATAATCCTAGACGTGCATCATTCCTAGCTCGTATGGGAAATATGAAAGGTGCAGAACATAAACCTAATGGTGAGCCAACAAGATTATTATTATCTTTAAAGGCTTGGGGTGCTTCATCTAAATCAGATGCCAAAGCAAAAGCTAAAACTATTTCAGCAAGGAATAAAAAGAAATGAAATGTCCTATAGCCACACATGATATTTTACTTAATCTCAAACATAGAGATTGGGCATTTAAGAATGTAGGATATGGTCCAGTAAACCCAGACATAGAAGATAAAGTATTCTGGGCTAAACGTGCAGACGAATGGGCAACTACTCCAGAGATTGCTAAACAATCACGTTGTGGCAACTGTTCTGCCTTTATACAAACACCAGAAATGATGGATTGTATTGTTAATGGCGTAGCAGGTGATGAACCTGTAAATGAATCTTATGCACCAGAAGTGATTGCTTCTGCTGAACTAGGATACTGTGAGTTATTTGACTTCAAGTGTGCAGCAGATAGAACTTGCTCTGCATGGCTAGTAGGTGGTCCGATTAAAACACCACTCACATCAGCACAGAAGAAGATGCTTATGATGGCTAAATTTGAAAACGGTAATAAAGAAAACGATACTAACGAATATAATATAGGGGAATAGTAATGAGCATTATTAGATTTGATGACAATAGAAATCCAATAGAAGTATACTCACCAAGTACATCACAAGTATTTTCAGTAGGTAATACAACAGCAGCATCAACAGCATTTGGT